TCTTGGCTTGTTGACTACTTTCAAGTTTAAATTGCTGATCTCTATGTTGATGAAATTTCTCACATAAAAACATGCAAGCTGTGCGCATATCAACATTTTGAAGCAATTTGTCATTGTGTGTTACTATTTCGTAAGATCCTGATATTTTCTCACTTTTATTAGGTACAGCTCTCATAATGTCTACTTCCCATACATCATGATACAACGGTGGGTCATAAACACCATCGACAGTATGAGCTTCAATCACTTTCTTAGTATCAATACCTAATTTACAGAAATCAGATTGCTCTACGAATTCGGGTTTAACTCGTACATTTACAATATAATGCATACGTCTTTGAATAGAATAAGGATTATTAGAATAAACATGAGCATCCAATCCCAAAACATTTGTCGTTAAAGACACTAATTCAGGTTGGATCCAAACTTTACCTTTTTCATTCAAATCTGCCATAGGAGGACTATATGGTACATTATTGCAAACTTTGATAATAACATCACATGGAGAAGATTCAACATATTTCTCCTTTGTATTGGCATGATCATCTAATTTGAGTTCCAACATATCTGATCGAGCACTATCCCAATGTTTCTTACCAGATACATGAGTGTATTTTCTACCTCCATCTGTATCTAGTTTTGCACTAGTAAATATATAATGAGATATTTGCTCAGAAATAGTTGATTTACCAACTTTACTAAGACCATAATATTCAATACTAAAGGGTGATCTCTTAAAACCTGAGTTCACTTTAATTAGATTGAAACAACCAATAATCTTAGTAATATTGCGGAATTTATCTTCAATGATACGTTTATCAACACCATGAATATTTGGTAACATAGATTTCAAGCGTGTAGCCATATATTCTAAATTGCGATAAAGATCATGTTCAGATAACTCAGTCATACGAATTAAATTACCATTACGGTACATATCCCATTGATTGCACAAATTAGCATATTCAACTTCTAGTTGTGCACTTTCAATAGAATTAGCAAAGAATGGTTTAAATGACTTAGTTTTCCAACTATAATAACATCTTTCACAAAAGAAAATAACTATATCAGATATAGCTGTTACAATATCAGCTGCTTTTAAATTTAACATATGCATATCGGGTTCTATTAATTTAAATCCCAACAAATTAAATTTCAAACTAGCAGCCTCAGTAATACCTGCTATTACGATCAAGCTTAAAATCTTACTAAAAGTAGAGAAAAGACCACTACTAATACATGATGCCCAATCGTTACGTAGATTTCTTGTGAATTTAAGCCACTCTGGTTCAGTGTCTCGCTCAAATCCATTTTGTTGTGAGTAACCTACATGCTCACAAATATAACTAATGATTTCATTAGTTATAGAACCATCAAATCTATCCCTAATATATAAAAATAATGTTGAGATAGCTCCTACCATATCGGTAGTACGGGTAATGGCAAACCCTAAAGCAACGAAACCTTCGATTTCGCGCATGATCCTTTCTTTATTAACACCGCATGTTTCAACTACTGTGTTGATGATAAACATCATAGGATCTTTAGCCTCCAAACCAAAATGTGGTTCGAAAGACTTTTCGTGAACTACTTCCATTTGATTACGCTTCAATTTATTGAAAGCTTTCTTCCAAGCTACTGACTTGGGATAGAGATTAGTGCGTTTGCACCTTTCGCGTAATTCACTTTGTGTACGCTTTGCGTACTTGATACGATTTTGGTCCTTCATGGACCATGGCTCGTTTGTCATATTTTGATTAATACTTGCCATTGTCAATATTTCCACCTTAAACTCGTTTACTTAATTATTAGACTTAAAATTCATACAGGGGTGGATTCTTGATATTTGATGAACGGGGATCTTGGTTAACCCTATTCAACTAAATGCGTCATATAGCATTCTACAAGCCATATAACATATGTGATCAGATTTTCGGATTTACCCATACGGTACCGGTCTACACACATACACTATACAGAGTTTTCGTACGTTATTTGTTAAAATTTCTTAATCATTGCTATTCTCACATGAGAAGCTAAAGAGGAATTGACAGAAACCTCAATTAGTGCGCTGTATACGCTACAAATCATAAAATATTAGAACATTAAATCGCCTGAAAACAGTAACCAGGTATAGTTCTACATCTTCATAAAGATGAATCAAATTTAGTCAAACTTACTGACAAGGACCAGCTGGCAGGCTGGCCCCATAACATTCCCTATCAACATACGATAGGACAAGGACTAAAACACTACAATGTGTTTAAACCTTCGTTTTGGTTTTCATATAAAACAAAAATGTGATCGCTAGTTTAGCACGATCGATACTTAGAATAAAGTTAAATTGAATCAACTGTGTTAAATTAAATCTAAAGGACGTAATGGTCAAGATAGGCAAATAATGCCTAAAATGACGACTATGGTCCAATAGGGCAAAAACTGCCAAATAACTTAACTACACTACACACGGAATTCCCGTGTG